TGATGAGGCTCAACGGTATGCTGTATGCAAATCTATCTATGATGGACCTGTAGGGGCTTATCGAAAAGCCTTTGCTCCTGAGAAGATTTCCTTTGACTATGATGAGACTTTAACCACTGAGAAAGGGATGGAGTTAGCTAAGCAATGGATAAGTAAAGGTGCAGATGTTTATATCATCTCAGCACGTGGTAGCATTGAGCCAATGTTAACCAGGGCACAGGAACTTGGGATACCAAAGTCACGTATCTATGCAACAGGTAGCAACAAGGCAAAGGTGGAAAAAATACTGCAGCTTGGTATATCTAAGCATTATGATAACAATGCCGATGTCATTAAACAACTAGGCAACATAGGACAATTAATATGAGACCAAAACACATAGAAACACCTGAAGCAATGTGGGATCTATTTGAAGCCTACAAACGTTGGTGTAAGGAAAACCCTAGATATAGCTATTCACTATCTACTAAGACAGGTGAGGCTACTGCAGTACCATTAGAACGACCACTTACTCAAGTGGGTTTCAGGACTTTTGCTGCTGATAAAGGGCAGAGTGTTCAGGATTATTTCGCAAACTACGAGGGGAGATATTCAGCGTATACGACAATCTGCTCACGCATAGAGGAGGCAATCCGTATGGACCAGATAGAGGGAGGTATGACCGGACAGTACAATGCATCCATCACTCAACGACTCAACAACCTAACCGAGAGAGTTGACACTACTACCAAGGGAGATAAGATAGAGAGCATACAGGTAACCATAGTTCGTCCGGATGCAGATTGAGTTTATGTGTGCTGTGGTAGAGGACTACATCTACAGGATGAAAGGGGTACAGGTTAGGATAGACAGGAGGGCAGTAGCTAGTGATGGCAGGCAGATGGCTATGCTAATGAATGCATATCAGATAGCACATGGAAATAAAGAGCACAGTCATATTTGAGAAAAACTACGAGGCACTCAATGACCAGGGCATTAGGTTTGTAATTAACGAGGGAGGGTCAAGGTCATCCAAGACCTACAGCCTATGTCAGTTAGTTATCATCTACTGCCTGCAGAACAACAATAAGGTAGTTAGTATCATTAGAAAGACCTTCCCTGCTTTGAGGGCTACAGTGCTCAGAGACTTCATTGAGATACTCAAGGAACTCAACATCTACTCAGTGGAGGACCACAATAAGAGTGAGCACATCTACACGTTCCCTAATGGGTCCATTGTGGAGTTCTTTAGTGTGGATGATGAGCAGAAGATAAGGGGCCGTAAAAGAGATATAGCATGGTGTAACGAAGCCAATGAGCTGTACTTTGATGACTTCACTCAGCTGAACATGAGGACTGAGTCTAAGCTAATCTTTGACTACAATCCCAGTGAGAGTACCTCATGGCTGTATGAGCTACCAACTGAGGAAAGCATCCTGATTAAGTCAACGTACAAAGATAACCCATTCTTACCTCAAAGCATCAGGGCTCAGATTGAGGACCTCAAGAGAACGGATGAGGCACTGTATCAAATCTATGCACTGGGTGAGAAAGCAATCAGCAAGAGTAACATCTACAGCAATTGGTCATTCATACCACATAGGCCTGCTAGGTTTGTTAACTATGTGTATGGGTTAGACTTTGGATACAATCACCCCACTGCACTCATGCGAGTCTATTGGTGTGACAATGACATCTACATTGAGCCTGTCATCTATGAAAGCTACCTGACTACACCAATGCTCATAGACAAGATGCAAAGCTTCAACGTTGAAAAGACAGTGACCATAGTAGCAGACTATGCAAGGCCTGAGATTATAGCTGAGCTCAACAATGCAGGGTATGATGTGCAGAACGCTAACAAGGTGGTAAAGAAAGGGATAGATAACATTAAGACATTTGGAGTCCTATGCCAAGATGATAAGGCCATCAGAAAAGAATATGAGAATTACAAGTGGAAAAAAGTAGGAGACATGATCACTGATGAGCCGGTCAAGATGTGGGATGATGCCATGGATGCAATCAGGTATGCCACTACTCACGTGAGGCAGGAGTACTATACGGATGACAGCTACTACGCATTTTAAAAACACTTTGCCTGACTAGATTAATATAGGTATGGCAATGACACAAAAGGCTGCACCTCAGCGACTCACTCCAGCATACAATCCTATCAAGTTCATCTATGATAGCACCAACAAAAACCTAACAGGTTTCAAATATATTTTTGAGGTGTATAAGTCAGGTACTGTTAGTCAGATAGCTGAGTACAGGGTCCTACCTGTTTACTCTACAGGGTATGGTGAGATAGACCTAACCAAGCTACTTCAGGCCAAGGTTAGCTTTGACCTAAACCCAACGAATGACTCATCCTATGCTGCACCAAACAGCTACTACAAATATGACCTTAAGGTTGGTGAGGAATATCTAACCACTACCTCATTCACATCGGCCATGACTCAGTACACCACTGCACCCTATGCAGGTACGGTCAGGTTGAACGGCACTAACACATTTGCTGTTGGTGATCAGATAGTCTTAACGCAAACAGGAGCAGGTACAGCCAATGCTAACTTCGATGGACTGTACACTGTGCTTGTTGCTACAGGTACCTACATTGTCATCAACTTCCTTTGGAGTTCAATCACGAATGCAAACAAGGATGTGGCCATCACCTATGCAGATGGGAGAAAGACCACCACATACAATATCATTGATGACCTAAATAACTATGTGTTCAATGGTGCACTTCCTTGGACTGAGTGGCCGTCATGGGATGAGAACGAGTACTATCTGCAGACATCATTTGACAAGTTCTTAACCTCATGCCCTGATACTAATTTCTATGCTACACTATCTCAGGACCTTTGGATGAATGCAGTGTATCAAGCTGCAGGTATAGGTACTCACAAGATTGTTTTCACCAATGATGGTGCAGAGACATTTGAAAAAACTTTGCTAGTCAATGACTATATCACAGGCAACGCAGTAGGACCTAACAACCTAGGCACACTAACTGTAGTCTCAGGTACATTGCCATTGATTAAGCCTACCACTCAGTACTATGAGTACTACTATGAATTTAATGGTAACCAGGTTACACAGCTATACCGAGTGAACATAGATCGCAGAACACAAAGCCAAGAGTACAGCATCATATTCCTAGACCGCTTTGGCTCATGGGGTAGCTTTGCATTCACAGGTAGAGCATACCAAATGGGTAACGTTCAGCGTGAGCAGTACAACATGGATGTGCAGGGTAAGATATCAAGTGGTGAATGGACCTATGACCTAACCGAAAGAGGATATACCAACAGCTATATAACGGTAGATGAAACCATTGACCTCAATACCGATTGGATGAGTGAGGACATGGCTACCTACTTTACTGAACTGATTAGCTCACCATACACATATTTCAAGATAAGCAACTACGATGAGAGCTGTGACATCCCAGAGAGCACTGAGTATGTGAGCTGCAACGTGGTGACATCCAACTATGAGTATTACAAGCAACGGAATAAAAATCTAATCAAGCAAAGCATAACAATCAAGCTTGCTAACAACGACATGGTCAATGGTTAGGATACAACTAGCAACAGGCTATCTTGATGTTAAAGAGGGCACAGCATTCCCTTTGACATTTCAGGTAGGAGACATCAGAGATATTAGTCAAAGGAAAGGTAACTTCTCTAAGACCATTGTATTGGTAGGCAGTAAGAATAACAATAACCTGCTTAATCACTACTACGATGTGAACATCCAAGCAGGAACGTTTGACATCAACGCAGTGACTACCTGCTCAGTTATTCAGGATGGGATACCTGTGATGGAGGATGCAAGCATGCAGCTCACAGCCATTAAAAAGGTACAGCTCACTGAGCAATATGAGGAGCATGTTGAGTATGAGGTATTGGTCAAGGAAAGCAAGGCAGATTTCTTTACAGCCATCAATAACCTTGAGTTAACCGATATAGACTTCAGTGACCTCAACCATACATACGATGCGTTCAATGTGGTTAACAGGTTTACCAACACTGAGGTGGATGGCTTCAAGTACTTCCTCCCTGGTAGTGGGGATGCGTTCTACAGCACTCAGGAATTCAAGCCTGCTATCTTTGCCAAGACTTATTTTGACCGTATCTTCCAAGGTGCAGGGTTTACATACAGTTGGCCTGACTTGGTGGATGATAAGTTTGACAAGCTAGTCATTCCTTACAATGGGGATACGGATAACTTTGACTACAATGACTACACTGTCAAGGCTAACTCAGGACCCAACACTTACACCGGTCAGTTTTGGGCAGGCTTCAGTGAAATGCCAATACCTCAAACTATCACAGCATGGACTGAGACCGAAGACCCTCAGAACATTTACAACCCTACCACTGGAGTGTACAGCACCCCATTCAATATCAGCAGTAACAACTCACAGCAGTACGACTACAACATCACCATACAGTATGAGCTAAGGTTAGTTAATACATCAGGTGTTACGCTATATTCAGGAACCACTACTCAAGCTACACCAACATTTTATAGACCACAGCTGTACCTCACACGCAATGGTGTAGTATCCTCTTCGGTTAACCTATACACCAACCCTGCACCTTTGAATGGTAGCCCTGCAGTTACCTATGCAGTTCAGTGTCCTGCTTCGATACCTAATGGTACGACAACTATCTTGAGTCAAACAGCTATTTGCAGTATGGCCTTGACTGCTCAGAATTTACCACAGCTATCTCAAGGTAGGCTAGCAGTAAGATGTCCTAGAGAACTGTATGCACAGCCCGGTCAAACAGCATTAGCACCGGCATGGAGAACAGGCTCAGCTACAGGTCCTGCATGTGCCTCGGGTCAAATCAAGCTACAGTATATAGTGACTAAGATTGACATTAGCATTACCCCATCCAATAACATTGTGGCCATCGGTGGTACTATTGATGTGAATGACTACGTGCCACAAAAGATTAAGCAAAATGACTTTGTCAAGGCTATCTTCAACATGTACAATCTATATGCAGATATAGATAAAAACCAACCCAATCAGCTCAACCTTATCCATAGGGATGCATACTACGATGCAGGCAATGAGGTAGATTGGACATACAAGCTAGCCAAAGACCAGGAGCAGTCACTGTCATTCTTACCTGAACTGACTAGCAAGAAACTAATACTAACCTACACACCTGATACGGATAGCCCTAATGCTACGTACACCACAGCTACCAATCAAATCTACGGACAAGCAGAGGTAGTCTTTGACAATGAGTATGTCAAGGATGTAACCACTAAGCCTGTATTGTTTGGTCCTACACCAATCATCCGTACACCATTTGGTGCATACGTTGGAATGATTGCAGGACAAGCACCTAAGACTAACCTCCGTATCATGTACGACAGTACATCTGAGATAGGATTAAGTACCTGTTCACCATACCACATCTATGACTATGGCACAACGGGTATGACAGGTGTAACTACTTACCCATACGTTGGACACTTCGATAACCCACTTAATCCTACTTGGGATCTAAACTTTTCGGTGTGTTCATTCTACTACTACCAACCATTAAGCCTAACTGATAACAACCTTTACAATAGATATTGGAGGCGGACCATGGGTCAGATAAACAACGGTAAGATGTTGACTGCCATGTTCAATCTTAAGGACACTGATATCCAAGCTATGCAGCTCAATGATAAGATACGCATTGACAATAGTTGGTGGAACATTAACAAGGTCATTGACTACGATGCCAATGCCAACAAGCTTACACAGGTAGAACTTATCTCAGTGGATAGTGAGGTGAACTTCATGCCATTCATTAACCCATTCGGAACACCAGGTATTGGATTGCCTAACATCTCAGGTATTCAGCAGGTAGCTAACAGCACTGTGGTTAAGACCAAGAGCATGAACAGCAACGTGCTTACCGGTGGTGGTATCATTGGTGATGTAGTCAACCGAGGTAACGTGGTGCCTGGAGGGCTTAGGGTATTTGTAGCTACTGAGGGCTACTCAGTTGAGAATGATGGTATAGTCACTGATAACCTAGTGGTAAGAGGTAGCATGAATGGGATACCTGTTGACCCATCTTACTACAAGTACACTGCATTGCTTAATCAATCAGGAACATCTGACCCAACAGCAGATGTGAAAGAGGGTAGCTTTGGAGATATCCTATGGACTCGCATAGGTCAGGGTGAGTATGAGGGCTTCATCCAAAATTGGGAGATAGGAACAATCCTAGCAAGTGATATGACTGTCATGATTAACAACGTAAACTATGACGGGGTGATCAGTGCTCAGTACATCCCAAGCAACAACAGCATTTATATATTAACAACTCAGATAGGTGTGGGGTATGTAGATAACTACCTTAACTATACCACACTTGAGATAAGATACTACAAGCCATAAGATGAATGAAGTAGAAATACCATTAAAGCTCGGTGGCATTGGTGCCATCAAGGCAGAATTAAAATCATTAAAGGGTGCCATTGCTGATGCTACTGACCCGGCAGACATTGCTAGGTTAGCACAACGAGCAGGTGAACTCAAGGACCAATTAGCAGATGCCAATGATGCAGTGAATACCTTTGCGACAGGGTCCAAGTTTGAGCAGGTAGGTAACTCAATAGGCGGTATCAAGGATAGCTTAATGAATCTAGACTTTGAGGAGGCTAGCCAAAAGGCTAAGGTATTTGCTACCTCATTAGGTAACCTTAAGCCTGCTGATTTAGGCAAGGCATTCGGTGGACTTACTAGCACCATTGGTACTATAGGCAAAGCGTTTATGTCATTAGGTACTACCTTAATGGCTAACCCTATCTTCCTGATTGCTGCAGTCATTGCTGCCATCATTGCCATCACTGTGGTATTGATGCAGAAGTTAGGATATCTTGACAAAGTAGTGGAGGGTGTAGGTGTAGCATTTGATGCAGTCATTGAAATCATCAAGGAATTTGGTGAGAGTCTAGGCATAGCAGCAGCAGAAAGTGAAGAGTTCAAACGTATGCAGGAGGCTAATGTTGAAGCTAACAAAGCAATGGAGGACTCAGCTGTTGGGGTAATCACTACAGTGAATGAAGTAGGCACTGCATTCGACCTAGCTAAAGAGGGAGTAATATCTAAAGAGGAGGCACTTGCTACCTACAACGAAAAGCTAGGTGATACATTTGGTGCAGCCACTACACTACAGGAGGCTGAGAAGTTATACGTTGCCAAAACTGAAGCATACATTCAAGCCACTATGGCAAGAGCAAGAGCTGAGGTATTTGCTAAGAAAGCAGCTGAGGCAGATGCTAAGGCAATCCTAGCTAAGACTCAAGACCAGACTACAGCCTTAGATAAGACACGAGACTTTGTTAACAGGAATAAAAAGTACATTGCAGCTACCGGCTTACTAGGGCAGGTGATTGTAGGGGCCAACATGTTAGCAGGTAATAGTGAGGAGTCACTTGCAACCAAACAAAAGAAACGAGTTAAGGAGAAAGAGGCAGCCTTAAATAAGGAGTCCAACATGTATGAGGAGGAGGCAAAGAAAGCCCTTAAGAATGCAATGGAATTAGAGAAGACTAATAACATTAACATCAACGGACAAAAGAAAAAAACTGCTAATCATAAAAGCAACAGCGAGTCAAGGATTAAAGAGGCAGAGAAAGAGGCAAAGAAACTAGCAGATATTGAGCAAAAGGCTAATGAGGAAAGGATTAAAAGAGAGGATGATCAGTATGAACTCATGAATAAGCTAACGCTATCTCAACAGGAGCAGGAAAAGATGGCACTCATGCAGGACTATGATAAAAAGTTTGAACTTGCTAATGGGAATGCTGAACTTGAAAAGCTACTCACTGAACAGCAGAAAAAAGACCTTGCAGATATCAATAAGAAGTACGCAGATGAGGCTGAGAAAAAAGCCAAGGAAGAGGCAGATAAAATAAAAGCAGAGGAGGAGAAAGCAGCAGCAGCTAGAAAGGAAGCTCAGGATCTAATCTTTAACTTGAATGCTACTCAACAGGAGAAAGATATTAGAGCACTGGAGGAGAAATATGCAGCAGAACAAAAAATACTAGGAGATAACGCAGCTGCACAGCTACAGCTCACAGCTAAGTTTGAAGAGGATAAGAAAAACATTGAGAATAAATACACCCTTGAAAAGATTGAAAACGCTAAGAAAGAAAGGGAAGCTAAACTAGCACTTGCATCCGATATAGCCAATGGTCTTAATGAGGTAGGCAGTGCGTTTATCAAGGACCAAAAGAAACTTGAGAAGTTTAACAAGGCAAACGCATTGATACAAATAGGTATTGATACAGCCAAGGCTATCTCTGCATTGGTTGCTGCTTCACAATCCAACCCATTCAACGGAGTGACAGCAGGTGCTGCAGGTATTGCTCAGTTCGCTAGTGGTATCATTCAGATTGCTACCAATGTAGCCAAGGCAAAGCAGATATTAACTTCAGGAGGTAGTGCATCTGCAGGTGGTGGAGGCACAAGCTCGGAGTCAACAGGAGGCGGTGCTAATGTAGCACAGCAAGTACCTCAAGCAGCTCAGTTGTTTGGCTCAGCTAATACCGGCAATGTGATGAATGCAGGAGGTGGTAGCAATGATACCTCAATGACTGTCACAGCTGTAGTATCCGAGACACAAATCACCAACGTACAAAATAAGATAACCAAGATAAACAAAAACGCTGAACTCTAATGAACTCACTACAAGCAATCATAGACCATATTGAACTGTTCTACACTAATCATCTACAGGTTAAGAAAGTAGGCAGTGACTTCAAGGAACAGCTATACAACTTTGCTACCCAGGATGAAAAGTATCCTATTGTTTTTGTGGTGCCTGTTAGTGTAATACCTACCGAGAACACATCGGAGTTTAACTTTGACATCTACTGTTTTGACATCATCCAAAAAGATAGGGCTAACATCATCACAATCCTAAGTGATACACAGCAGATATTGAATGACTTGTATGTTTACTACATGGATGGTACTGACTATAGCTTTGACGTGGTAGGTGTGCCATCATTCCAAGCATTGAACAATGATCTACTTGACTACGCTGCAGGCTATGTCATGAACATCACATTAACGGTTAATGATTGGACTGACTGTGCAGTGCCTATACAATAAACATTTTGGAGGTTTAGATTAATATAGGTATGAGTTCACCTAAATGGTGGGGTGATTGGAGACCAACCCTCACACTTCACACTGGAAATTTACAGCCTACTGACTTGATTGAATGTACAATGATGTCAGGTGGAGTACCTACTAACACTGTTATTACCGGTCAACAAATCATTGATGGTGCAGGTGGTGGTGGTGGTGGTGCTGCAGGGTACTATGCACAATATCAAGATGACATTAGTCAGCCATTAGGTGCAGTGAATGTAGGTCAACCTGTTAAGTTCAGGACCATGGACTACAGCAATGGGGTTAGTGTAGTCAGTGACACTAGAATAACCATAGCTAATACAGGAATATATAACCTACAGTTCTCTTTTCAATATCAGAATACAAGCAGCCAAGAGCATGATGTAACTATATGGCTTAGAAAGAATGGCTCAGATGTAGCAGGTAGTGCAGGCTTTGTAGCTGTTGTATCATCTCATGGTGGTACACCAGGGCATTGCCTCCCATCATGGAACTATTTACTTGATGCAGTTGGTGGTGATTATTACGAGCTGTATTGGAGTGCAACTAGCACACAGGTTACCTTGCACTACTATCCGGGTAGCTTACCTCCTCCATCTGCAGCATCAGCTATATTCACCGTAACACAACAGGCAGGTATCATAGCAGGCACAGGAATGACTGCATTGAATGGATTGAGTGCGGATATTCAGACCATTAGCACAGGCACAACAGGTAGTGACTTCAATGTGGTGTCAAGTGGTACTGATCATCAGTTCAATCTACCAACAGCATCGGCTACAACTAGGGGTGCATTGAGCAGTGCTAACTGGAGTACATTCAATAACAAGCAAGCACCATTAGTATCAGGTACCAATATCAAGACTGTTAACTCAACATCTTTGTTGGGCAGTGGAGATGTAGCTGTACAACCTACTTTGGTATCAGGTACAAACATTAAGACAGTGAACGGTAACTCATTGTTAGGTAGTGGAGATGTTAGTATAGGGCCTAAGCTATTAGGATTTAGAGGTATACTAGGAACTGCAGCAGGCACTTCTATTACTATATGTCATTCAATTTTAATTCCTGCAAATACATTAACCACAAATAGTATACTGCAGTTAATCTTTAGAATGTACCGAGTAAGTGGTAACGTAGGACAGTTATACGGTAGGATATATTTTAATACTACCAATAGTTTAACCGGTGCAAGTTTATTTAATACTACTTTTACAATGAGTGGGGGAAGTACTCAATACATGGGATATGTAGAAAGGAATTTTGCATACAATGGCACTACATTAACCAGCTATTCAAATGCTGCATTTTCAGATTACACAACAGGTGTAGCATTAACAGTTGCATTAAATAGGACTGTAGATAATTATGTCTTATTTACCATGCAAGCACAGAATGTTGCTGATACAGCCAATATAGATTTAGTAAAAGTATTCGCATATGTTTAGTATTAATGAAATAGAGTACACAATCACAGGACCTATTGAGGTGGTGAGTGATACGCAGCTGCATGTAGAAACTGATAAGGGTATCATTCTAGTGGATGATACAATGGAAATATATAAAGCATTAATCAATGGCTAGATACGCAAACACAGGGGAGTTTAATGTCCTATATCCTACACGTAGGAAAATGGCTACAATCCTAAAAAGAATAATCAGGAATGATGTTGTAGATGGTGAAGGTACTTTAGTAGAAAGTATCCGTATCAATGCCAAGATAACAGGCTTCCAAAAGTTGGAGATACAAATAGTGGCAATGTACTATTTTATATTCCTGAACAATGGTGCGTTTCTTTGGAATGGTGGAGTGATCACCCCTCGTGACTTCGTGGCACAATTTACGGATGAGCTAAACGCTGCAGGTATCACTGCAGAAATTTATAGACAGTACACTGAATGGTTAACTAAAAAGTACCCATTGGTACAGGCTGTTGAAGTCCTTGAAAAACAGCAGAAAATTGTGTACACATTTGAAGCAGTTGACCCTCCTGCAGGCTTCACTCCAGGCTTCCCATTAGATGTCTAATTCTTTTTTCATAGACAAGATATTAAACACATAGATGAGTGGTAGGGCTCCAACCTTATCACTCTTGGTTATATCACCTTTGGTTAGGCTGTAGATAGTTTGCTCCCATGACCACTTAGCAAGGCTTTGCTCTTTCTCAATTTCTTTGATTTCCTCAGGGTCCATCTCTTGACGTTCATCATCGGTGAGGTCCTCATCAAGTTCACCACTAAATAAGTTTTCATAGTTCTTAAGAAAGTTATCCCTGTACTTAATAAACTCCTGCAGGATACCATACACATCGGTGATTGGTAGGTCAAGGAATTTTTCAGCTCTTAGCGTGCAGTCAAAGTCATAAGGCTCCATGATTTCCTCACCCCATTCGTTCACTCTAGTTTGACGGTAGCAGATAGCACAAATGTTAGCTATGTTGCCAATGTAGTTATTGATAAAATAGTAGTCAAGGTCAATGTACTCATATAGGGTTAGCTTGTTGAATGGTTTGAACTTCATCCCTAACAGCTCATGCTTATATTTTTTGGATGGCTCAGATACACACCAACTATTTTCTTTGATTAATTCAGTGAGCTCATCCACGTCAAGGTCCTCAATAACCTCAATAGGCTCATCCGCTAAAATAGAGAGAGCCTCACTATTGTAGTAGTAGGCTCCCTGGTCTTTTGCTATTCCGTTAAAATCAATGAACTGCTCAACAGTTACATCACTCCACTGTTTGGGTACTTGTATCATTCTTTACTTGTTGACTAATTTTCTCAGCAATAAAAATAAGATAAGGCACAGCTACATTTGCAGTTAACTTTCTAATCAATTTAGCTTTATGTTTGATGTGTGCATCGGCATAGTGTTCTGCAGCTGTAAGGTCTTCACGTTTGAACATGATTGCTAACATCTCAGAGATATATCCTTTCTCTTTATGTAGTGCCACTTTCTCAATCATCTTGGTATCACGTACAGTCAACTTCATTTGTGCTTTGTAGGTGAAGCCCTCAAGCTCTAGCTCTTCAACTGTTGGGTGTTCTTTTTGCTCAAGCTTATTGAAGTCCTTAACTACACCAATAAAGTCAGCAACATCATAGTCCCAAAACTCTGACTCAGGTATCCCAAGGTAAGCGAACACTTTAAGGTGCTTGTCAATGGGGTCAAGTTCCTGATTGTTATTGATTTCGGTAATGGTTTCAAATTGCTCGATGGTTATCTCATCAAGTTGGTTGGGAATATCCCTGTTTAAGATAGTTATCATAGTTAAATTTTTGAACAAATATACGTTTTTTTTAATATAGGTAGATGGCAAAAAACAATATCCCTACCTACACAATTACTATTGACCCAGCATACGCTGAAAATGGTGAGGACCTTGGCATTGAGCAGATAGCTTTTACAGCTACTCCTGCAATTAAAGTCAAAGGAATGGCATTCAGTTCTCAAGCAAAGCCTTTATTCTTTTCGGATGAGTTAAAATATCGTATTACTGCACCTGCTTTGATACCTATGGAGATATACCGGTTTGATGAGGATACAGCTGAGGAGTATAATGTCAAGTTTACCGCTGAGGAGATAGAGTTAATTCATGGCAAGTTCATGCAGCAGATGGTTAACCGAGACCTATTTAACCTGGAGCATGACCAATCTAAGACCGTACCTGCCTATGTCCTTGAGGCTTGGATAGTAAACACTCCAAAAGAGGACAAAGCCTATTCATCATTTGGTATTGAAGTACCTGAGGGTACACTAATGGTAACAGCTCAGGTAACTGATAAGGAATACTATGCAGAACTTGTAAGCCAAGAGCAGATAGGTTTCAGTATTGAGGGGTACTTAGGCATGAAATTAAAAGAGCAAAAACAATCCCAAAATAAAACACAAATGAATGACCTAATGTTGCCGGATGGCGAACACATCATCAATGAAAAAATCTACGTTGTAAAAGACGGTAAAGTAGTTGAAGTAAAAGATGTACAAAAAGAAGAAATGGCTACTGAAGAGGTAGCTCTTGAGGACACTGTAGTTGAAGAGACAGTAACAGCAGAAGTTCCTACCGAGGAGACAACAATGGCAATAGATCCTGCAGCTGATGCAGAGGCTATCCTTGCTATAGTTAAGCCTGTAATGGATGAGCAAATGAATGCTTTACTTGCTATGATAGCTGACCTTAAAAACCAATTGGAAGAGGCACTATCCGTAGAAGTAGAGGAAGAGCAGATGACTGAGGGTGTGACTTTAAGTGCACATCAAAGATTTTCAAGTGTAAACAAATTCATAAACAACAAATAAAATGCGTAAATTAAAATTCGATTTGCAAATCGACCCAACTGCTTTATTAGCAGCTAACCCTGAGGCATTCTATTCTCAAGCTTACTTATCTGAGGATACTGCTGATAACTACCGTTCTTTGCCAGGAGTAAAGTACAAAACTAAATTAGCAACTGTTACTTTTGGTAACATCTTACAACCATCTACTTGTAGCTTTACTGCTCCTAATGATGATTTGAACGCTAAAGAAATTGACGTATGTGCTCTTTCTGCAATGGCTCAGATTTGTCAGTTTGACTTAGAGCAATCATTCTTATCTCTTCAAATGTCAAGAGGATCTAACGGAGATTTCTCTGTTGCATCTTTTATGTCATTCTACTGGGGTGAGATGGCTAACAAAATTAACGGAGATATCGAGTTAATCAGATGGCAAGGTGATACAGGCTCATTAAACCCTACACTTGCTTTGTGTGATGGTTATGAGAAAAAATTGACAGCAGGTTTAACTGACCCTAACGATACAGTTATCAATGGTGGTACAGGTACTATCTCTAACTTCTCTACATTAGAGACTAAGTTAGCTGCTGCATTTGCTTTACTTCCTGCATCTATTG